ATACAAGAAAGCTAATATAATATCTGTAGGAAATGAAGTACCTATAGTGAAAAAAGGTGATAGTATATATTATGATACTAGAGCTGGTCACGATATTGCTTACAATGACACAGTATATAAAGTAATACGTGTTAGGGATATAGTTATGGTAGAATAATTACTATTCGCTAAAAACGTGTAATTACTATTAAAGTAGATTATACGTAAACTATAAACCAAAAACATAAAACACAAAATCAAAATCAATTAATTAATAATCATTTAAAATAATAAACAAATGGAAAGATTTTTATATTTTAGAGGTGTAGCTGCTATTGGCGATGACGACGATGGTACTGCTGGATCTTTACTTATGCCGGTAAGTAAACTTAAAGGTATGGCTATGGGAACTGGTGCCATAACTGGAGTTTTAACGGATGATGAGGACGCATTTACTTTGTTTTTCGAACCAGCTGGTATTGGTGAAGGAGATGGAGATATTGATGCTGGTGACAACGATGTTGACGCTGTAATCATAGCTATTAAGACTGATAACGAACCTCAACCGGTTATGCAAGCAATTGTTGAAGCTATTAACACACATCCTAATTCAGATGGTTTTATTACCATTTATGATAGTATCACTGGAGAAAGTGTTCATGCTGATATCGAAGGTGTGACTACTGCTAGAGCTTCTAACGACTAATTATTAACTTACTAAATTTTAAAACATGAAAAAGAAATTTTTACACGTCTGTACTACGACTACTAAAGCCGATAATCACGACGAAGGAGGATCTGTTTGTTATCCAGTAAGTTCTATTAGATCAATAGGCATGGGTTCAATGGCAGTGACAGGAGCTATATCAGCTTCAGAAACAGTTTATCATATAGCACTTGATCCTATGGCTATTAGCAGAGGAGCTAGTGGAGCGGCAGCCGTTCTTGGTGATAATGTCGACGTAATTAACGTTACGATGACATCAGCTAATAACGCTAAAGATCATATGCAAAAACTTGTTCAAAAGATAAACAGTGCTAGACCAACTGAAGGTGGTTACATAAACCTTTATGATGGTGTTAACTCAACTAAATTACTTGCTGATTTAGCGAGCGCTGCGGTTCTTTATAATCAAAATTCATAATAATTGCGATTAACAAGTCACGATTTACGTGATTTACAAATCCTTAAGTATTACAGGCTCGTTAGAAAATGGGCCTGTAAGACTTACGGGTTAACAGACGCAGATTTAGAACTTCTTATTTACTTAGATTGTAAAGGAAGATTTACGCGTCAAGAATTTATCGACGGAACGTATACCATGAGTTGGGATAAGAACCGTTGGGAGAAATTAAGGAGGAATGGTTGGATAGAAACGTGGAGACACAGAAATAGAACAACCATCAAATACTCAGTATTCAAAACCTCCTATAAGTGCTCACACTTAATTAGTAGGATATATCGTATACTTTTAGGGGAAGAAGATATACCTACTTCGGAAAAGAGTGTGTTTTTTACTAACCAATCATACACCGATAAGGTCATGAATAAGTCTATCGATGATATGATAAAAGATAATGAACGATGATAGGAAAAATTGCAAACGGCTTATTCGGTAAGATAGTAGATAATGCAGAAGGAATACTTGACAAAGTTATTACAACAGACAAAGAGCGTGATGAGGCAAAACTCGCGCTTAAAAGGTTATTACTTGAAGCCGAAGCAGAAGCATTCGCGAAAGAAGTTGAGGACAGAAAAAGCGCTAGAGATATGTATAAAGACGATGCGCTTATTCAGAAAATACTTGCCACACTCTTCACAGCAGCATACTTTGGATTAAGTTTTATGATGTTTAGATACTTCGTAATGGGAGATATCGAAATGGGTGAATTTGAAATAAGTTTCATCTCAACAATATTTGGCGCTATGAGTGCTAAGGTAAATACGGTTGTCGACTTCTTTTTCGGCGGATCGTCAAAGAAAAATGAACAACAACAACAAATAAATAATAAATAAAATGGGAAAATATTTTACAGTAACAGTAAAACCGACAATAACTGCTAGTAAACAAGCTTTAGGCGCTTTTGCAGATTTTGATGTGCTTTTTGATTGGACAGCCTTTGATGTACCTAGAGGAGCTTGTAAGTTAATAAATACCGCTATGTTTTCAAGAGGAGCCGATGGCGTTATAAATAGTCATGCTGTCCATTTATATTTTGGAAAAAGCACGAATAAATCAGCTCCTAACAGCATAGGAACAATTCATGCCACAGCTAGTGGTACTAGGTATTACAATAGTTTATTAAGTGCTGCAATATTAGAGGAAAACGATCAAGCAGTAGGTTTAGATTATATTCAATCAGTAATGCAGCATTTTAATAGACAAGGCCCAGCTCCAATGATTTTACAAGGTGAAACAGAAAGTGGGACAAATGTTGGATATGATAAATTATATGTAGCAGGTATATCTGCAGATGGTACCCCTAGTTTTGCGTCAACTATACAGTGCGACGGTGTTCAAGCGACATCACAAGCTGTGCTAACCGTTAAAACGACTGATTGTAGGAACGTATTTGATGTAGGAGATGTATTATATGATGAAGATGATAGACTAATGGGTACTGTAAAATCAATGGATAGTGATACTCAAATGACAATGGAAGATAATCTAGCAAACGCAACAGTTAATAATAAAGATTTATACGTTATAAGTCCAATAACGCTGCAGTTAATGTTTGAAAAATAAAATAAATTAAATTAAATTAAATTAAATATAATGGGAAAAAAAGAAGAGTTGGTTGATTTAAAACCAAAAGCAGATAAAATATCTGATGAACATTTAAAAGAAATGCAAGAAGTTGTTGGTGTAATAAATAACATTCAATTTAATATAGGTAAAATTGAAGGACAAAAACATAATTTATTACACGATTTAGGTATTTCACAAAAGAAAATCCTAGAAATGCAAAGTAAGTTTTCTAAAGAATATGGATCTTTTGATATAAATATAAAAGATGGTACCATAAATTGGGATAAAGATGAAAAATAATATCATCAGAAAAATTACTATAGGTAAAGATTATAAAAATGATTCTATGCACTATTCCGTAGGACAAGAGGTATATGGTGGGCATAAAATTTGTGATATAGTAGAAGAAGAGGATAAATATTGTATTTATATAAGAAAAGACAACGTAGTGATTCCTTGGAAAGATTTTAATAAAAATATGGCTATATCTATAGAGTATAATTTAGAATACTAATGAGACCTTATAGAAATTTTATAGTATCCCCTATAGGTGAGAGATATAATAATTCTAAAAAAATTGATGGAAAAGAACTGATACTTAACACAGAAATTTTTAATCATCAATTTATAAATAGATTGGCTTTAGTATTAGAAACGCCTATATTATTTAAAACACCTATAAATAAAGGTAACAAAATAATACTCCACCATAATGTCTTTAGAAGATGGCATGATGTTAAAGGTAGAGAAAGAAATAGTAAATCTTATTGGAAAGAAGATAAATATATAATATCTGAAGATCAAATATTTCTTTATAAATCCAAAGAATGGAAAGCTATGCCTGGTTTTAGTTTTATTAAACCATTAAAAGCTATTGATAGTTTTAACAACGACGATGAAAGACCATTGATAGGTATAATAAAATATTCTGATGGAACATTTAATAAAGAAGAATTAGTGGGAGTTATGCCTAATAGTAAATACGAATTCGTTATTAATGGAGAAAGACTTTATAGAGTTATGAATAAATTTATTACAATTAAATATGAATATCAAGGAAACGAAGAAGAGTATAATCCAAGCTGGGCAAAAAGCAGTTGAAGAATTAATTAAAGTAGCTAAAGAAGCTATCGTAGATTCAGATGACGATATATCAGCTGATAGATTAAAAAATGCAGCAGCAACTAAAAAATTAGCTATATTTGATGCTTTTGAAATATTAAACAGAATCCATGAAGAAGAGAGTATGTTAGAAGGAAAACCTATTGAAGAAAAAAAAGAGAATAAGTTCAAAGGATTCGCAGAAGGAAGATCTAAATAATGTACGAACAAACATTAATAAAGGTCGTAGAACCTATAAAATCAAATACCATTAAAAGACTTAATAAGTCTAAAAAATGGAAATATGGTTACAATAAAGAAAATGATATAGTTTGTATATCTAAAACTGGAATGATAGGTGAAATAATCGAAATACAAGGTTTTCAAATAGCTTTACCTAAACAACCTAAAGAAATATATTCTTGTAGTAAAATAAAATCAGAGCAAAAATGGAAACAGTTTCCAGCTAATCCTGATTTCAAAAGAATTAAAACAGTATTTGATTGGCAAGACTATCCAGATGATTTTAAAGAAAAGCATTACGGATATATAGATGAAGAGTTTAGAAGAAGAGAAGAAGGATTTTGGTTTATGAATAATGGTAAACCAACTTATATAACAGGAACACATTATATGTATTTACAATGGAGCAAAATTGATGTTGGAGCTCCAGATTATAGAGAGGCAAATAGATTGTTTTATATATTTTGGGAGGCTTGTAAAGCAGATTATAGAAGTTACGGAATGTGTTATTTAAAAAATAGACGTTCTGGTTTTTCATTTATGAGTTCAGCTGAAACTGTTAATTTAGCAACTTTAGCTAGTGATAGTAGATTTGGGATACTTTCTAAAACTGGTGCTGATGCGAAAAAGATGTTTACAGATAAAGTAGTACCAATTAGTTTAAACTACCCATTCTTCTTCAAGCCAATACAGGACGGTATGGACCGACCAAAGTCCGAACTCGCTTATAGAGTCCCCGCTAAAAAGTTTACTCGTAAGAAAATGAGGGAACGTGAAGAACAAGATGATATGGAGGGACTTGATACAACTATTGACTGGAAAAATACAGGTGATAATAGTTATGATGGTGAAAAGCTTTCACTACTAGTACACGATGAAAGTGGTAAATGGGAGAGACCTGATAATATAAAAAATAATTGGAGAGTTACAAAAACTTGTTTACGATTAGGTAGTAGAGTAGTTGGTAAATGTATGATGGGATCAACAAGTAATGCTCTGGATAAGGGAGGTGATAATTTTAAAAACTTATATAATAACTCAGATGTTACAAAACGAAATCGCAATGGACAGACTAAGTCAGGATTATATTCTTTGTTTATTCCTATGGAATGGAATTACGAGGGCTTCATCGATGAATATGGACAACCTGTATTCAGCGCTCCTGATGAACAAACGTTTGATCCACATGGAATAGAGATAGATTATGGTGTTGTAGATCATTGGGAAAATGAAGCAGATGGTTTAAGAGATGACCAAGATGCTTTAAATGAATTTTATCGTCAATTCCCAAGAACAGAAGAACACGCTTTTAGAGATGAGACTGGTCATAGTTTATTTAATCTTATAAAGATATATGAACAAATAGATTATAATGAAGGAAATAAAAATTCATCTGTATTAACAACTGGAAATTTTCAATGGATGAATGGAGTCAAAGATACTCAAGTAACCTTTAATCCAGATCCTAAAGGAAGATTTAAAATAAGTTGGGTACCTAGCGCGAGATTACAAAATAACGTTATATTAAAAAACGGCGTAAAATATCCAGGTAATGAACATATGGGCGCGTTTGGTTGTGATTCATATGATATATCTGGAACAGTAGATAGTAGAGGATCGAAAGGAGCTTTGCATGGTTTAACTAAGTTTTCAATGGAAGATGCTCCTGTTAATACATTTTTTTTAGAATACATAGCTAGACCACAAACTGCTGAAATATTTTTTGAAGATATTTTAATGTCATTAGTTTTTTATGGAATGCCTATACTTGCTGAAAATAACAAACCAAGATTATTATATTATTTACGTAGAAGAGGTTATAGAGGATTTAGTATGAATAGACCAGATAAAATATGGAATAAATTATCTGTAGCAGAAAAAGAAGTTGGTGGTATACCAAATTCTAGTGAAGATATAAAACAAGCTCACGCCGCTGCTATAGAAATGTATATTAATGACCACGTCGGTTTATTAAAAGACGGTACTTACGGTACTATGTATTTTAACGAAACATTAAATGATTGGTCTAAGTTTGATATAAATAAAAGAACAAAGCATGATGCCTCTATTAGTTCTGGATTAGCAATAATGGCTTGTAACAGACATTTATATAGACCAAATCCAGAAAAAACAAGACAACCAATAAACCTAAATATATTAAAGTATAACAATAAAGGATTTCGATCGACAATAATAAAAAATAAAGTATGATAGAAGGTCACGTAAATTTTCCATCTCAAGCAGTTAGTGACTTAGAGAAATTATCTGAAGAATATGGACTTCAAGTTGCACAAGCTATAAGACAAGAATGGTTTAGTGGTGTTACATCTAAGTTTGATGGTAATATAAATAATTTTCATCAATTAAGATTATACGCTAGAGGAGAACAATCAATACAAAAATATAAAAATGAATTATCAATAAATGGTGATTTATCTTATCTTAATTTAGATTGGAAACCAGTACCAATTGTACCTAAGTTTGTAGATATTGTTGTTAATGGAATGTCCCAAAGGAATTATGAGATAAATTGTTTTGCACAAGATCAGTATGGAGTAAGTAAGAGAACTGAGTATATGGAGTCTATTATAAAAGACATGAAAGCAAAATCGTTTAATGATTTAGTTAAAGAGCAATTTGATATAGATCTTTACAATAACGATCCAGAAACTTTACCAGATACTGAAGAAGAATTAGCATTACACATGCAGCTTAATTACAAGCAAGCTGTTGAAATAGCAGAAGAACAGGCTATAGACGTTTTAATGGAAGCTAGCGATTATGATTTAATAAGAAGAAGA